ATCGTGGACCAGAATTAAATGAAGCAGTGGGTGGTTCTTCTAAGAGTCAACACTGTCATGGTCAAGCAGCAGATATAGAAGTTCCTGGAGTTTCTAACTATGAAGTCGCAAAGTGGATTACTGAGAACTGTGATTTTGACCAAGTCATCCTTGAGTTCTACACTCCTGGCATACCAGACTCTGGTTGGGTTCATGTATCATACAAGAAAGAAGGAAATAGAAAGTCTATCTTAACAGCAATGAAAGAAGAAGGCAAGACTGTATACAAGGTAGGACTAATAGAATAAACAAACTGGATTATATAATGAATAAAATTGATCTACCAGATTTAAAAACTAAATCAATCAATCGCAAAAGATACTATGTCACACCTGATGGTAATGAGTATCCTTCTGTAACCACAGTTCTTTCTATTCGTGGTAAAGAAGGACTTATGGCATGGAGAAAAAGAGTCGGTGAAGATGTTGCTAATTACATAAGTCGTAAGGCAGCAAATCGTGGTACTAAAGTACATCAAATGTGTGAGGATTGGTTCAATAAAATGCCTGAGACCTCTCCAGAGGACTGGAAGAAGCATGAGAAGGACTTCCTACCCTTTTGTTTATTCAATAGGTTAAAGGATGACACATTTCATAACTTCGGTGAAGTTATTGCTCAAGAAACAGCATTATGGTCAGACAAGTATCGTCTAGCAGGTCGTGTAGATTGTATCGCAGAATATAATGGTAAACTATCTATCATTGATTTTAAAACATCAACATCTGAAAGGAATGATAGTTATAATGAGAATTACTATATTCAAACAACTGCGTATGCAGAAATGTTTGAGGAACTAACTGGAAGTCCAATCAACCAGATAGTTATATTAGTTGTAACTGAAGATGGAACTGTTCAAGAATTTATCAAAGATAAGAATGAATATGTGCCATTATTAATTGAAACTTTAAATGATTGGTATGGAGAAAATGATGTCAGAGCAAGTAACACTAACTCCTAAAAAGTTTTCTTTAGAAGTAGAAAAGGTTGCATTTGAAAAGAACATCACGCACATGGATGCAGTTATAGTGTGCTGTGAGCAGTTTGGTATAGATCCCGAATATGCAGCAAAACTTTTAACTAAATCAGTAAAGGAAAAAATAGAACTAAACGCAATGGATTTGAACTACTTGCCAAAGAGTGCTAAATTGCCTGTATAATGGATCCGATTGATATTTACTTAATGTATTGTGCTATGAAAGCACATTTTGAGAACAAAGGTTATGACTTCGTAAAGTTTAATGGTAAAACTAAAGTCTCAAGAAACTCTTTCTATAAAAGAAACGACAGAATATTTTTTGTCAAACTTTCTCGCAAATACAGAAGTGAACAACAAATAAGAGATTACTTGTTGGCGAACTTCATAGTAGAACAAAAAGGTTGGGTTGGTTCATTTACTGAAGAAAACTACAATGAGTGGTTAAAAAGGCAACAGAGTTTAATGTATAACTTTGAGCAAGAGTTATCTTCTGTGGAGTCAATAGGATCTTTGTTGAGTACAAATGGTAGTAATCATCCAGTATTATTAAAGAAATATATTGGTAAGAAAATATCATTAGAAACAATGATAATGTTAGATGAGATTACAAGGTTTAGCAAACATTGGGATAAAGAATTAGAATATGATTATGTTTGGGCAGATGTGAAAAAATTAATGAATAATTATAAAAAGTTCTTGACTTTTTCAGTTGAGAAGAGTAAAATGGTTCTTAATAAATTTTTATGAGTATATTATGAGCACACATATAGTTTATGGTAATGGTGAGTCTAGAGTTCGGTACAAAGAACAAATAGATAAATTACCCAAAGGAATTACATGGTCTTGTAATGCTGCATATCGAGATATGACAACAGATAATCTCGTATCTGTAGATTATAATATGCAACAAGAGATTTACCAGTCAGGATATCCAATGAAGAACACATGTTGGTTTGCTGATTGGTCATTGTTACCTTCTGATTTTAATGTTGAATTTATGAAAGAAGGTTTTGAAGAAAGTCAGATATATGAAACACCATATACTGATGAGCAGTTCCTAGTTGTACAAGGGAAAAGGAAAGAAGATGTTCAAATTATGTTTGATCAATTTATGATGGAAAATCCAGATGCCGATAAATGCGATGTTTGGAGAAAAGTGAGTGGTGATATTGGTCTTTACATTACATGGGTAAAACCTAGTGAAGATAAAGTATCAGGCATCGACTTTCCTAGAGGATGGAGTGCTGGTAACACAGCAATACATCTTGCTTGTCAACAAGGAGCAAAAGAAGTGTACATGGTTGGTTTTGACTCAAGTAGTTATAACAAGAGTATAAATAACGTGTACAAGGGAAGTAAAAATTACTTGCCTAAAGAAAGTAGAGGATTTAATCCAATCAACTGGAACAATCAACTAAAAACTATTTTTAATGAATATCGTGATGTTAGTTTTATTTGGTTGAGGAAGGAAGATTTACAACATGGTACAGACACCTTTGATGGTATCTTTGAACACGATTCGTTCTCTAATTTAAAATATTTAACATACGAAAACATACGTTAACATAAGGAGAAAAAATATGTCTTTAGATGGACTAAAAAGAAACAACTCGCTTGATAAGTTGCTTAATGCAGCAAAGGGTGAGTCAAGTAAGCAGGAAAAGAAATCATATGTTGATGAGAGACTTTGGAAACCTGAACTAGATGCATCTGGTAATGGTTATGCAGTCCTTCGTCTTTTACCTGCTCCTAAAGATGAAACACTTCCATGGGCAAAAATCTGGAACCATGCGTTCCAAGGTCCAACTGGTCAGTGGTACATCGAAAATTCTCTTACAACAATCAATCAAACAGATCCTGTTTCAGAGTATAATACACAATTGTGGAACTCTGGTCTTGAGTCTGATAAAGAGATTGCTCGTAAGCAGAAAAGGAAACTACAATATTATTCAAATGTTTATATTGTAAGTGATCCTAAACATCCTGAGAACGAAGGTAAAGTGATGTTATTTCGTTATGGTAAGAAAATCTTTGATAAGATTACTGCAGCGATGCAACCTGAGTTTGAGGATGAAACTCCAATCAATCCATTTGATTTTTGGGAAGGTGCTAACTTTAAGTTAAAGATTCGCAAAGTTGATGGATATTGGAACTACGATAAGTCTGAGTTTGAAGGTAAGTCTGCTCTATTTGATAATGATGAAGAAATCAATAAAGTGTGGGAATCTCAGTATTCTCTTGAAGAGTTTACAGCACCAACAAACTTTAAGTCTTATGATGAGTTGAAGACTCGTTTAGACGCAGTGCTTTCAGGTACAACCAAAGTGGGTAAGATAACTGATGATCTTGATGATCGACCAGTTGCTCCACCAAAAGTTGACACTACACCTTCACCTGCTCCAGCAATGGAAACTATGTCAGTTGAAGCACCTGTAGTTGAGGAAGATGACGATACTATGGCATACTTTGAAAAACTAGCAAACTAAGACTAGTCTAAAACTTGTAGTAAGGAATGCCCACTTCGGTGGGCATTTTTTATATTGGTGTGGATGCTAATTGGTCTAAGAATTGCCCAGATTTCAAATTCTTAGCATAATTTACTTGTGAATTACTATTATTTGTAGTCGAATTTTGATTGACAACATTAATAGAGTTATTCACACCTTTATTATCTGATGATGATTGATTCAGATTACGATCTTTTTCTTTACCATATATTTTATTAATTGCAGCAAATCTATCTTCCGCAGTTGTTGATCCACCACTCTTTATCGCATCCGATAATTCTTTATCCGCAGGTGTAGAACCACCACTTTCACCCATTTCTTTTGCAAATCTTTCAGAAAATGCTTCCATAGGAGATTTGCTATCAAAAGGACTAAGTGCCTTAAGACCATCAACAGCAGCAAGAGTAAATGCTTTTATAGTTTTACCTATTCTTTCAAAAAAGTCAAACACTGCATGAATACCACCTTTAATAGCATCAATAAAATCAAATTCAGCAAGTTGCTCTTTGACATTGTCAAATCCAAATAATCCTGCAACAAAACCAATTACACTTTTTAAGAAGTTGAGTGGGAATCCAATAAAGTTGGCGATGGTAGAAGCAAGACCTTCTTTGATTGCCTCAAACATACTACCAGTTTCTTTGAATACATTGATAGCATCTGAAACTCCAGAAAATAATGCTATAATTACTCCAGGAAGTATAAACAATTTTCCCAGAAACTTACCTATTGCTTTAAATGCTTGGGTTGTTTTTGCTAGAGCACCTTTATTTGCTACCAGTGCCTTTCTCATGGGGTCTAAACCTTTCGGGGATTTAAATATGTTTCCTAATTGTGTAAAAAGTCCTGCGGTACTTTTAAGAAGTACCATTGCAAGTTTTTTTGCAACTATACTAAGTAAAAGTTTACCACCCAATAAAAGTGCAATCGCAGTTGCTATTTGACCACCAACACTTTCAATACCAAAAAAGTCAGTAATATTAAAGAACACATCCTTTACATATTCAAGTCCAGCTTTTAATGCAGGTATTATTTTCGTAGAAAGTTCTGCCCAAAATTTACTTTTAAAAAATCTAATCAACAACTCGTATCCAATAATAGCAGCACCTGCAGCAAGAACACCTTTACCTACTGTCTTAAATTTATCTGCTAAGTTTGATATACTTCTGCCTATGGAACCAAATCCTTTCTCAAAAGATTCTACTATTTTTTGTCCCCATGGTGGTTTTTCAAATGAAGTTTGTAGAGCTGTTAATTTATCTGCAATTCTTTCAAATGGACTCTTTGTTTGTACACCACCTTCGTCATTCTCATCATTTTTATCAGGTTCTTCTAATTTTGGTTCTTCTAATGCTTTAGTAGTCATTAATGACGAAACCTGCATTGCATTTTGACTATCAACAATATTTTGTAAAACTTCATTTGTTCTTTTCTGTTGATCGAGCAATGCTTTACCAGCACCAGACCTTCCATCCAAAGCAGATTTGCCTTGATTTTTAGCAACTGCCTCAGTAGTTCTTTTTTGTTCGTCTAATAGTGCCTGAAAGTCTGCCATTTACTTGTCCTTTTTACTTGAACCTGTATACAATCCAAACCATGCTGCACCTGCACCAACTACAATAGAGATAAGACCAGACTGCTCCATGCTCGGTGCGTCTAATCCCATATACCATATAACAGTTTTATATACTAATATAATGTATACAGTTAGGAACGCTCGAGGAAAAATTCTCCATGCGTCTACTGCTCTTGCTAGATGTATCCATTTAGCATATGGATTAATACCAAGATTTTTTACAGAAGTATCAACTTCTAGTTCTACATTAATCTTTTTTGGTTCTACTGTTGCTTTTTCTTCAGCCATTTCTTCTCTCTTGTTGTTTTATTTTCTCATTTTCTTTCTTGATGTATTCTTCAAGTAATCCAATATATATTTCCCTTTCCCATGGTATCATATTTTCAAGTTCGGTTAAACTATATTTATGATGTTGCATCATCGCAAAATTAGTTTTATAGTAATTATGTAAACTTTCATGAGAAAGGACTATGCTAAAAAATTGTCTATACCTTCAATGAGCACCTCACTCTTAACTTTTGTTTTAGGATTTTCAACTTCAACCATATGCCTAATTTTTGGCATTGTCTCAAAAAAGTTTGTAACTTTTTCAAATTGTTCAACAGTAAATCCTTCAATAAATTCTTCAATGTCTTTGTCAGTAATATCTATTCTGTTGTAAATAGTTTCATTATGATGAACTTCATGAATACAATTTTGTAGTATCTTAAATGTATCAGCTGTTCCACCTCCAAACGATTTGGTGTTTTGAAGAGTAGGATATTTCATAATCATTTTTATATCATCAGTTATTTCAATG